ACCGCCCTTCTTCATATTGTAGTCGCCGGGCGGGCCGACCTGTTCACCACGCGCCCTCGCAGACGCCGCCCCGATATCACCGGAGCCGCCCATCATTTCCTCTCGGCCACGGCGACGTTCGCGGGCATCGTCTTCTTCCATCTGGCGCTCGGCCCGAATACGACGAAGCTCCATATCATTCAGTTCGTCAGCCGTCATCTCCCGGAAACGGGGGCGCGGAGCCGGGGCTGGCGCAGGACGAGCAGCCGGGCGCGGAGCAGGGCGAGCCGGGGCAGGAGCGGCACTCTGCATAGAACCTGCGGCGGGACCATCAGCAGGCGTGTTTACTTCCCGATTGCGGAGAGCCCGAAGATTTGCCTCGCGTTGGGCATCAGCCTCGGCACCCCTGCGCGCTGCAACCTCGCGGCCATAGTCCACCATCCCCGGCACAAGGGCCGCCCCCGAAATAGCGGCACCAGCCAAACCGCCAGCAACCCGCCCTGCTGTGGACGTCGCGCTTGGAGACGGCGGCCTCATCACTTGCTGTGACGCTTGTGCCATAGTCGGACGCGGTCGAGCAGGCTCGGCACCGAGACGTCGCGCTTCCTCTGGCGTCACTGGCATGGCGCGGTCCACGCGATCATTGAAGCGGGCAATGTCTCGCCGGTCAGCTTGGCTTTGACGGGTAGCGTCACGTTCAGCTAGTTGCCGTTCGCGTGCCCGTTCTGCTGCACGGAGACGACCCCCTTCGCGCCCGAACTTCTCCATAGTCTCGCGGAGGCGGCGGTTCCGGGGCGACTCCCTAGTGGGGCGACGGGCAGGTTCTTCGACCGCACCCCCTTCTTGGAACTTGACTTTGCGCTTCACTTCTTGGATTCCTTCTTGGACTTGCCAGCCGCGCTTAGGGCGATGGCGATTGCTTGTTTCTGGGGGCGGCCACTCTTAACTTCGCGGCTAATGTTCTCCGAGATTACCTTCTGGGAGGTGCCCTTTTTAAGCGGCATGGAGAGCCTCCTTCTCAGTCTCATCGACACGCCGCAGCCAGCCGCGCCCGAAAGTTGCAAACGTCTTCAGACTCTTGTAGAAGTCGCGCCGACCCTCGGACACCTTGGCAATCAGGTCGTCAGCGTCCATAGCATTGATGGCGGCCATGCTCTTAGGACCAAGCACCCCATCCTCGGTAGCGCCTGCGGCCCGCTGCATCAGCCTGACTGCCCGGCGAACGCCCTTGTTCACGGCCATGTCGAAGGCCAGCAGGTCCACGCCCGACTTCAGTTCGTCGCAGCGCAGCGCGTCCCAATACTGATTCTTGTAGATGGTATTGACGTCGGCATCGGAGATAGCCCGCAACTCGTCCTTGCTCATGGGCTTACCCTTGAAGGCCGAGAAGGTAGCGAGCGTGATGCCCTTCATGGTGGCGCCGCCCGGATCTTCCGGATGATCGACGTACCCACCCTCATGCTTCAGAATCAGCGCCAGCCACTTGGCGTAGTTGTCTTTCACTTGTGAGTCATCCTATTCATAGCGTCAGTCTTTTCCTTGGAGCCGGCGGAACTACCAAAGTAATAGGCAACCACGCCGCCCCATGCAGTGCCAAGCGTACCCAGCATAACCAACATAGCCTCAGAGCCGCCCGTCGTAGGCAGGCCATTTAGCAACATGAAGAACAGCACGCCAAAATAACCTAGCGTAATACTACCAGCCAATAGGCGCGGAGTCCAGTCTTTAGTCTTGATCTCCCGGTCGCGTGCGCTGTTGCGGTCCTCGTTAGAGATGCGTTCCAGATCGACGTCCAGTTCCCGCATCCGCACCGCAAAGTCCTGCTCGGCTTTCTTCAGGGCCAGCAACTGCTCGGGTGTCGCCGTGGCTGCCGCCTCAACAAGCTCGGCCTCAGTACCATCCGGCTTGCCAAGCAGCGCCTCAGAAATGGCACGGGTCGCCATCCCCGCCAGCGGTCCACCCACGGCAGTCGCAATGGACGGGGCTACCGTCCTAACGAGATTGAGCAGCGGTTCCATTGCGGGTCTCCAAGAGGGCCAGGCGCCGGTCAAGTTCGCTGGTCAGCCGCATTAGGTCGGCGCGGAGGGCGGCCATGCCATTGGTGAAATCCGCAGTCTTCTCAAGGCGGGAGCGGTCAATCGCAGCTATGCTCCGCTCCCGGTCCAGCGTCATGTTGGCGCGGCCAATAGCGTTATCCCGCTCCACCTGTTCAATCCGTTGTGACAGTTGCTCGCGGATCTGGGCCATGTCGATGGTCGTGCCCTGCGGCGGGATGGCCCGGTTGTCTTGCGTCACAACCACCGCAATGCGGGACTTCAGAATGGTGATCTCGTTGTTGGCCGACGACAGGGAGGTCATCAGGTACACAACACAGGAGAAGAGGATCGGGATGGCCGCGAATACGACCTTCTCAATTAGGGCGCCCTTTGAAGCGTTGGCCGCCATCTGCTCGGACATTTGGGCTTGCTTGGCTGAGTCCGACATGCTAACAGTTCCACTTCTTCAGATAAGCGGCCATTAATTCAGCCTGCTTGGAACTGTCCAACAGGTTTCCGGCGGCCAGATTACAACGCCCGCACAGCAGACTGCGAACTTCCCCTGTATTATGATTGTGGTCAACAGCAGGCCGATCCATTCTGCTGCCTTCCATTTGAAAAGGCTTGACACAACAGGCGCATTTGCTGCCTTGGGCCAGTATCATTTCCGCAAACTTACCCGCCGTTATACCATACTTTACGGGTAAATTATATTCCCGTATGCGAAGCGTCGAACAGGGACGGCAGGAGTAGTTCAAGCCGCTTTTCTGCTTGCGGTTCTTGTTAAACTCTTTGGGGAATTTCCATTCTTGGCACCGGCTACACCGAAATCGTCCCTGTGAATCCGACTCCTTGGCTGTGCGGCCCCAGTCCCTCTTAGTCGTCAGCATCGCCACGCTCGAAGTGACTTGTTGATCCGGCTGTTGGGGTCGTTGGCCGTCTTCGCGGAAGTTAGCTTCTTCTTCATGCCCTTCATGCGGGCACAGAACGAATCCCGGCGCGGGCCTCCCTCGGGTTGAGGTGGTTTGAGGCCCGGCTTACCGGGGTTCGCACGATTGTAGGAGGCACGGCCTTTGGCATTGAGCCCGCCTTTGGGATCTTTGCCTTCGGCCCGTTGCCATGCCGGGGTCTTAGCCATACCCCATTATACTATAGTTAGCCCAATCTTTCAAGACTGATGGACTCGACGTCGAACTCGCCGGGTGCATAGAAGTGCAGCAGATGGAAGCCATTCCACCACAGCTTCTTGGCTGCCTTGGCGTAGGCAAAGTCCCCGTTCGGATCGACAAAGCAACCGCCCACCAGCGCATGGATCTTGGTGCCGTCGCCCTTGGTCCGCGTCGAAGTAGACAGCAGATGCGAGTGGCCGCACACCGACGAGACATGCTGCGAACGCAACAGATTGTTCGCGTGATGTTCCCCGCCCTGCGGCCTGCCCATGACCCCCGACACGAAGTAGTGCTGGAAGACGGCCCCGTGAATAGTGACCGGCTTCAGGAAGTTATGGTACTTCACGCCAAGGGTAGGGCGCCGCTGGGCCACCAACTGCTTGACGGTCTTCGGGAACTCCGACGTCAGCAGCCGGTTGTCCGACGCCATCCACTTGTTGTAGCGGTCTTCGTGGTTGCCCTCAATAAAGTCGATGGAGGCGCCCCCATAGGCGGCAGCGATGGAGGCGATCCAGTCGAGGGCGTCAAAGCCTGCTTCGATGTCGGCCTGCAAGGACCTATGCGACCAGCGCGGGTCATCCATGTCGTGGGTGCATAGCGACCCGAAGTCCCACAGATCGCCAATATGCACGACCCGATCCAGATAGACGTTGCGGTCTTCCAGAAAGGCCATCATCTTGCCGAACCGGTCCAGTTTGTCGCCCGGCATCGCATGCGTGTCGGGGATCAGCAGTACAGTCTTAGGTGTCATGCCGCCTTCTCCCGGCGCTTGGCTGTGGAATCCAGATAGCCGCTCGTCAGGCCGGGGCTGGGCCTGTCATCATTCAGGTCGTCCGACAGGCGGGCGTCCATCAGGATCATCAGGCAGGCTACGGCGTGCGCGAGGTGGGACTGACCGCTTTCAAGATCGCTGTCCTGCCCATCCCACCACGAAAAGATGTGGCGCATCGCAGCATTGTAGTAGACGGACGCCGAGATCGGCTCATGCCGCCAGTTGGTCAGGCCGTACTTGTGAATGCCCAGCCGCATGACGTCGCCAACCATGAAGAGGGGCGCGGGCGGCACTCCCTCAATGCCCGACTTCGACATGCCGTAGACAGTCTTGGGATTGCCGTCTGGCAACTCCAGTGCCGGGTCCATCACACCCCCCAAATGAAAGCGAGCGTGCCGACGAACAGCGCCACCATACAGATAACGAGGATTGCGACCATCGCCTTATCCAGCCGGCCAAGCGAAAGCCAATTGCTGGGGCGAATCTTTTCCTCGATTGCCACCAGCACGAAGGCCAGCGCGCCCAGTACGATGATCGTCGAGAATGCAATCTGTGCGATAATCATGTTAGACTCCTGTGCTACCAAGCCCGCCTTCACCGCGAGCCGTTGTTGTGAGATCGATAACTTCTTCAACCGGAAGATGAGTGACCGGCATAATCATAAGCTGCGCGATCCGCATGCCCGGTTCCACCAGCGTATAGGATTCGCTGGGCCACTGAGGCGTGTAAGGTAGGCGCCCCAAGATCACCTTCAGTTCACCCCGATAGTCCTCGTCGATGACACCCGGCGCGTTCAGCACGAAGATGCCATACTTCGAGGCGAGACCAGAGCGGGAGCAGACCAGCCCAACGTAGCCGGGCGGCAACTCGATGGCGATA